GCCAGGTCCTGGGTCAACACCTCGCGCGTCTCGGCGCCGCCCTCGCCGGCCAGCCGGTAGTGGAACTCGGCCACGTTCGTCGCCAGGTCGATGCGGATCTCCCGCACCGTCGCCTTGCCGACGTCCACCGTCTTCTTGATCTCGATCACGTTGTTCATGTCGTCCACACCATCGCCGCCGAGCCCGTAACCACCAGGCTGCCCACCGCGCAGCGGAAATAGCGCGTCTGGGCGCTGGTCGAGGTGAACACCAGCACGAGCTGTCCGCTGGCGTTCGTCACGCCCTGCTCGTGGTAGTAACTGGTCCAGGCCTTGACCTGCGTCCCCTGGCTATAGGCCACGTAGGGGGTCGTGAGGCCCGTCGAGCTGATCGGCCCCATAACGTCCGTATCCGCCAGCCACCACTGCACCAGCCGCTGGGCCGAGAGCGCGTTCCCCTGGATATCCTTGAGCTGGATGGTCACGGTGATCGTGTTCGCGCTTTCGGTCCCGACCGTCGCCGTCGCGTTCACGATGGCATCCGCCACCGCGTCCTCCAGTTTCGCCGCCACAACCGCCCCGGCCCCGATCTTCTCAGCGGTCACGGCCAAAGCCCCGATTTTTCCCTCGGTTACGGCCAGCGCCCCGATCTTCCCTTCGGTCACGGCCAGGTCGCCGAGTTTCGCCTCGGTTACCGCCTCGTCCGCGATCTTGGCGGTGGTCACCGCCTCGTCGGTCAGGTCGCCGGTCCCCACGTCCTCGTCGAGCGGGAGCGTCACCGTCGGGTTCCCCAGGTTGTTAAGGTCCTCGATGGTCAGCAGGATCTTGCCTTCGGCGTCCGGGATGAAGGTCTTGCCAGGCGTAACGGTAGCGTTCTTCGTGCTCATGTTTTAATACACCATTTGATGACGAGATAAGGCTGCAAGTTGTTGTGGGCTCCCCCACTCCCCGCCGAATTCGTCGTGCGGGTCCCCTCGTTGAGATCCGTCACGGCGAATTGATTGTTGCCAACGAATGCGGTTCCATGCGTAGCTCCCGCGGCGGCGGTATGCGTATGCGCCGGCATTTCCGCCGCACTCAACGTATGCGTCTTCGCGCCACCGGCTTCCCCAATGGCGTCAAACTCGGTTTGCGACGAATCATAGCCAACCAGAACCCGTCCCTTCGCATTCGGGAGGTTAAAGGTTGTGGCCCCGTCCCCACTTCCACAAACAGTGCCAATCGCCGCAAAAAGGGCCGCATAGGTCGAACGGGACACCGCCGAACCATCACATTCCAACCAACCCGCTGGGGCATTCATGGGAAAACTCATCATCGCCCCCGGAGGAATAGCCGCCCCCTCCGCCAGCTTGCCAGCCGTCACGGCCCCGTCCGCCAGCTTGGCGGTCGTGATGCCGCCATCCTTAACCCGCGCCCGGTAGACGCCCAGGACGGCGTCCAGGAAGGTTTCAAGCGTGTCCTGGTCGAGCAGTTCCGAGCCAGCCGCCAGCGTCGCCCGGGTCACCAGGTCCTCGAGGTTCTCGCCGGACTTGAGCCCGGTCGCCCCGTCGAACTGATGCCCTCTCACCAAAGTGTCTGCCGTGATGCCCATGGGTCACCTCATACCGTCTGCTTGAAGGCGTGCCGCCGGAGTTCGACCGGCATCGCCACCGATTCCAGCCGCAGCCGCCCGCGCCGGTTGCGGATCGTCATGCCCCAGCCACGGTCCTTGAGCAAGTGCCGGATGAACCGCAGGTTGTGGAGCTTCATCTGGCCCACGCTCATGCCGCCGCCGCCGATCTGCACGCCGGCGGAGCCCACCAGGGCGGCGTAGTCGCTCCGGTAGGCATGGGTCAGGTCGTCGGCATCCGTCGCCGGGTCGAACGTGCCCTTGTCGGCCACGTCGAAGGCCGTGTCGTCCCACTCCACGTCCGCAAAGAGTTCCTCGCTGGCGCCGTTCTGGTCGCCCCAGACGTCCACGTCCACGAGCGGCCAGTGATGGCTTGCCAGGAGCTCGCCGCGCCCGGCGCGCATGGATGGCATGCCGTCGCCCAGCGTGTAGAACCGGCTCTTGAGTTCCGTCTCGATATCGAAGAAGCGTTGCGGGTCGGTCTCCGCCACCCAGGCCGCAGGCGTGGCGTCGGGGCTCTCGCCGGTGGTCGTGCGCAGGGCCGTGTAGATGGTGCTGTTCAACCGCGCCGCGTCGCCGGCATTGTAGCGCGCCGCGGCATCCCACTCGGGCACGTCGGCGGCCCCCTCGTCGCTGTCGCTGCAGCAGTCGGCGAAGAGCTTGCGGGCGATCCCGTCGCCGTCCAGGTAGAGGTCCTGCAGGTTCAGCCGGAAGAAGCGGCGCACGTCGAAGATGCGCCCCTTGGAGGTCCATAGTCCTGCCCAGGCCCCCAGCCCGTTGGAGCCCGGCGCCAGGAGGTCGTAGACGATCAGCGCATTGTTCACCGCGCTGCCGTCGATCGGGACCGCGAAAATGACATGGTTCTCGATCAACCCGGCCACCGCGCCGGAGACGGCGCTCCAGTTGATCCGGCTGACCAGGGTTTGAACGGGACTGGAAAGCGGCACCGCCTGGCGCTGGATCTTGTTCTGGACGTTGCGCGAGAGGCTGTAGATGCCGCCCCGGCCCAGGTACCAGACGTCCTCGCCCACGGTCACGAAGCCGCGCCGGGCCACGAGGCCGGTTTCGGCGTCCACCACGCTCGTCGCCACGAAGTCCGAAAGCTGTTCTCCACCGTCGAGGTCCACCACGGCATTGATTCCCGTCAGGACCGAGATCGAGTTCCGTTTGAACACCAGGAGGTTGTCCTCGTGGAACGTCGCGATCGCCATGATTTCGTCGCCGTCGCCGGGAGAGATCGAGAACATCTGATACACGCGGTCCCATTCGGTATAGTCCATGATGTCGCTGCACAGGACCGCGTCGCGCCCTTCCGCCACCCAGAGGCGTCCACCGGGATGCAGCAGGCCGTCCTCGACCCAGGGAATGTCGTCGCCCACGGCGGCGTCCGGCACGAGCACGAATCCGGCATCGTCACCATCCCAGCCGAGCGGCTGGAGCGCCGCGCCCCGGAAGATGATGACCTTGTCGAAGGCCTGCACGATATTCACGGACTCGTCGCCGGCAATGGGTTCGGAGCAGGCAATGGACGTCATGTAACCGCGATAGACGCGGTAGATCTTCCCCTCGGTCACGATCATCATCGTGTCTTCCGTTTCCCAGGGGAAACGGACCACGCCGAAGCCCTGGACGGAGCCCCATAGGGTCCTAACCCAGTCCCAGGCGAACCAGAACCCGGTATGCGTACCATCGTTGTACTTGGCATTGTCCGCGTTGAACCAGAAGGCGGGATCGAGCCCGGCGGCGTCGCTCTTCCAATGGCGGCGCACGCCGGGGCGCGTCTCGGGCTTACCCGTCCGGATGGACAGGTTCACGCCATGCAGGAATTGATCCGCGCCGGGCCGGAAGCAGTTCATGCCCCCGCCCCACGAGGATTGACCCAGCATTTGCATGGTTGCCGAAGCCATTACCACGCCCCCACTTCGTCATAGGCCGGACACCTCGGGTTAAGGCGGTCGTCCCGGTCCTGTTGCTTGGTCTCGCGGTTCATGGCCACCTGGAGCAAGTTGCCCCCATCCCGCGTCGGGGCCGCGCCGTCCCACACCCGGAGCGCGTCCTTGATGAACTCCATGAGCGCCGGTTCCGCCCGGTCGAGCGGGAACTGCAGCACGCGGTAATCGGTCGGCGTATCCTCCGGACTGGCGGGATCGTAGTCCGCCTCGACGGTCGCGTCCGTCCACCGGGCCAGCGCCAGGATCCGGTAGCTCGCCGTCGTGTCGCCCACCTTGATCCGCCGGAAGCCTTCCAGGTCGGCCAGGTAGTGGAATCGGTCGCTGCTCAGGGTTTCCCCCGCGGCGGCGGCAATCAGTTCGCTCTCGGGCCAGACCCGCGTCCCCTCGGTGGTTCCGGCGGCAATGCACTTCACGGCCCGCACGATATCCACGGTCGCCGGCAAGGTGATGATGCCGTTGGCGTCGGGGGTATCGGTGAACTCGTCCAGCTTCTCGTTGTCGTAGGGCCAGCTTAACCAAATGATCTTGCCCTGCATGTTGGCCGTGGCCAGGGCGAGGTCGCGGATGTCGGTCGCAATGGGGTCGCGCGGGAGCCCGAGGGCCTCCTGGACCGCCTGCTGGATGAGTTGCTGGAACGTCATGGTTGAATCCGGGGGAGGTCACCCTCCCCCGGCCCGTTGTCTCGATCCGGTCAGACCTGCTGCACGGTGTACGTGCCCGAGAAGAACTTGCTTCCCGTCGAGCCCGTGATTTCCACCGCCACCGGGTAGTTCGGGAACCCGTTGAACATGTTGAGCAGGTTCAACTTGGTTTCCGCGCCGATGGTCACCGAATGGATATCGGCGGCCCGGACCACGAACAGCACGTCGCCCGAGGCGCACGTCGCCGCCGCGCCGAGCGTCAGCGTCACCACGCTGGACGAGACCGCGCCCACGTTGCTGATGCTGCGGAGCTGCCAGCCCGCGCTGGCGCTGTCGCGCACCAGGATATAGTCGCTGGTCGTCAGCACGGCCCCGCCGACCTTGCCGGCGGCATCCGTGTTGATCTTGAGCGTGGTGTTCGCCGAGCAGGCGGCGTTCGCCGTGCCCTTGTTGCGCGCCCGGTAGAACTTCAGCAGGCCCGCCGCGTCGCCGGTGTAGCTCAACGAATCGCAGACGATCTGCCCGTTGAACATATCCAGCACCGCCACCGTTCCCGTCGCCGCCGTCCCGGACGCCCGGAACATATTCTTTCTGCCTTCCATGATACTCTCCTATCTTGCTGCTACGGGGCGGGGACTTCCGGCCACCCGGCCGTCCGCCTCCCGCCCTCAATCGCCAGCGGGTTGCTTACCCGTTCACCTCGTAGACGCTCACCGGCGCCTTGTAGGTCGCGCACCAGGCGGGATTCGCCACGCCGGCCTGGTTGGGCACCATGTAGCCGATCGTCTTCTCGACGCCCGTCTTGCTGGTGTCCTGCACCTTGAACTTCGGCTTCGGGGTACCCTTGGCGCCCAGCGCCAGGCGGGCCACCGCGCCCTTGGCCGTGATCAGGGCTGCGTGGATCGGACCGGTCGTCGCCCGGACGTTCTCCGCGCCCCATTCCTCGGTGAAGGGCTGGTCGTCAATGATGAAGCGCAGGCCCTTGTAGTCGCCCAGCGTGCCCTTCTTGAGGCCCTCGCCCTTGAAGGCCTGCACCATCGACATGAAATACTTGTCGTCCTTCGCCAGGTCCGTCGCCATCGCGTCGGAAACGAAGCACGCCAGCATCCCGTCCACGCGCGGAGCGCCCGCGTTGAGCATCCGGACCTTGATCTGCTCCAGGTCGGCGAAGCTCGCGCGGTCGTTCTCGTTCATGGCGCCGAAGTTCGGTTTCATCCCGGCGAAGTACGTCGGGGCCTTGTCGAAGCTGAACGAGACGCCATACAGCGTCGGGCTCGCCTCGGCGGTGGTATCGAACGCCGTTCCGGCCGTGCCGTCCGCCGCCCACTTGCCGGGCTGGTAGCGGCCCACCACGAAGGCGTTCTGGATCAGCTCGTGCCGCCGGCGGCGCAGGGCGTCGGGGAGGTCTTCCTCGATCCACTGCTCCAGGTCGACCCACGAGGTCAACTGGGCCACTGTTCCCACGCCGGCATACTCATGGATGAACTCCATGGGCAACTTGATCTTCTCCACGGCCAGCAGCGCGCCCGACAAGGGATCCGTCTGCGGGCTGGCGAGATCAACGTTCTGGGGCCGGCGGAAACGGCCCTTGCGGGTCATTTCGACGAACTGTCCGGATTTCTCCGGGATCCGGAAGTCCTGCAGGAACTCACTGCCGACCAGCACGGTGTCGTACTGGCGGCGTTCCAGTAACTTCTTCTCGATGTACTTCTCAACCAGGGCGCGGTTCCCCGCGTCGTCCAGGATGGTATTCAGGTCGTTTGACATAACACGATTCTCCTTCAAGGCTCCCCGCGTTGGCGGGGCTGCCATTTTGCGTCACTTGGGTCAGGCGCCAGGCACTCGCCCGGAGCCCATCTTTCGGATCAAGTCTCACGCCGGCTTTCGTCCAGCGATCCACACTCGCGACTTTCGGACTCGCGGTCTCCGCCCCGGTGACGCCCGGAGAATCGTGTCGTTCACGCGCAGCTTCGGCCCCGACAGAGGCCCGCGGACTGCGGTCCGCTACAAGTCAACGTCAGTCAAGCGTCAAGCCCCTGGATTTCAGTTGCTCCAGGATCTCGGCGCTGGTCCCCGTCTGCGTTCCGCCTCCGGCGGGACGGGTGCCGCCTTCGGGATTCCTCACGCCGTCGAGCTGCTGGCGCAGCCGGTCTCGTTCCGCGCCGGCGGCCTGCAGCTTGGAGGCGTTATAGTCTGCCATGAGCCGGTCAAACACCCTGGGGATATTGTCCTTCGGGTTCCGCCGGATGGCCTCAAAGAAGATGCCGGGCGCCTGGTCCGTGCCGATGTTCTCGGAAAACCAACCCTTGGCGAACTTGAGCTCCTCGGTTTCCTTGCCGTCCGCCGCCGGCTTGAGCGCCGGGTACTTGGCGTGGACCGCGTCCATGGCCATGGCGATATCGCCGCGGGTGCGCTCCGCGGCGGCGCTGGCCTCGCGGGCGCGCGATTCCTCGACGTGCCGGTGCCCGAGCGACACGGATATCTCCCGGCTGGCCAGGTCGGCAATGCGGGCCGAGGCCGCGCCAAAGGCCCCGGATTCCGCCCGCTGCTGCACGTCCAGCAACTCCTCCGGGCTCATGCGCCGGATCACGTCCATGGCCAGCGCGTGGATGCGCTGGGCCTTCTCGACACCGTCAATCCCCTCGACCAGTTCCCCGTTCATGGCGCGGGTGGCGCGGTCCAGGATCGCGAAGGTCTTCTCGTTGTCGGCGCGAAGTTGTTCCGGGGTCTGCTCGGGCGCTTTCGGGGCGGGCTCGCCAGGCTTGGCCGGGGGTTGCCCTTCCTCCCTGGGCTTTTCAGGAGGCGGTGGGGGCGTCTCGCGCTTGGCCCGCTCCTCCTCGATCTCGCGCAGGCGGCGGTTTTTCTCCTCGAGCTCCTTGCGGAGCTTGCGGACCAGGTTCGAATCCTCGCGCCCGCTTTCGGGCTTGGGCTCGTCCGGCTTCTCCTCGGGCGGAGGGGTGGCGGTTTCCTTGATCTCCGGATCGAGTCCCTCGATCTTCTGAAGGATTTCGGCGGAGGTCGCCTCGCTCCCTGCTTCCTGTTTTTCCTCGTTCGGGTCCATGTTGCTCCTTTGTGCCACGCGGTTACTGTTCGTTCTCGAAAATCATCTCGGCGGTTCCGCTGGCGGGCTCGTTGCCGCCATCGGCGGGGGCCGCCATGGAAACCAGGTAATCAAGCTGCATCTTGCGGCCCAGGACGAAGGCCTGTTGCAGCGCCGGCTCGTCGCGGTACGGGGCCGCCCGGGGGAGCAACCCCTGGATCATGGAATCCTCGCTCATGGACGCCAGCTTCGACCAGGTTGGCGTCGCCAGCACGCGCGCCCAGAACCGGCCGTCGGCCACGGACCATTGCACCGCGGATGCGGCGGGCGCGATGACGTGCCGCACGGCCTCGTTGGGCACGAAGCCAAGTCGGCCCAGTAACCTGGTCAGCATCCGCTTCATTCCTCGCCCTCCGGCGGCATCATTCGGAACCCGCCATCGACGTTGTCGGCCGTGTTCAGGCTCAACTTGGCCACGCGCTCCAAAACCTTGCCATGCTCGTCAAGCTGCTTGAGCACGTCCTGGTTGTCGGCCACCAGCGTCTTCACGGCGGCGAACAGTTTCGAGATCAACTGGTACACCGGCGGCTGGCCCTGGGGGCCTTGCGCTTCCGGCTTGAGCAGCCAGCGGGCCGCCGTCACGGGGTCCCAGTGGCCGAAGGTATCTTCAAGCGCGCGCTGGAGGTCAATGCTCACAAAATCCTTGAACTGCCACAGGTAGACCAGGGCATTCTGCGCCTTCGTGAACTGCGCGTCCGGATTCAGGGTCTTGGCGCTGGCCGCCGGAACGATCAGCACATCGAGGCCATACACTTCCAACGGCATGGTGCCCGTAAATTGATCATTGGAGATCAGCGGCAACGGCTTGTTCAGGCGGCGGAGATCGTCCCAGACCTGCTGGAATAGGTCGATCAGCGGATCATTGAACCGGTCCACGCTTGCGCTGCTCATCATGCCGGCGCGGTTGCCCTCGCTGACAACCTCGGTGGCGGTCTTCTGGATCCGCTTTTTGGCGGTCACGTCCCCGCTGAACTCGTACATGGACAAGGCCCCGCCGCGGCGCGCACTGGACCGCTTGAGCATCTCGATGTCGAAATCGAACTGCGAGGGGATCTGGGGCGGCTCCAGGAACTTGACACCCTCCGGGAGCTTTGAGCCCGGCTCGAACGAGATGTTCGTGCCATGGGTGACGTTGCCGCTCAGAAGCGGCTGCTGGTAGTAATCCAACAGCGTCAGCTTGGCGTTCTGCTGGGCCGTGGCCACGATCTGGTCATCCATGCAGAGATGTCCGATGCCCCGCGTGTCGTAGTAGTACCCGCGCTTGTCGTAGCGGCACTGCACGCCGGGCCAGGGCCGGTCCTTGCCGGGTTCCGTCCGGGTGCGCCGCACGGGTCGCCCCTCGATCAGCGCCCGTTCGGCCTCGGCGACGAGTTCCGGAGGCGTCAGGGGCGTTTCGGTATCCGCCTCGCGCCAGGGATAGATCGCCAGCACGATGTCCGGAGCGTCGGGCGAAAAGATCGTGACGCATCTCCGCCCCTCGATCACGGATCCGGATGGGTCCTGCTTGACGTCCCAGGCCGTGGCATAGTGATAATGCTCCCACACCACGATCGTCGCGCTGCTGGGTCCGCTGGTCGTCAGGCCGACGAGGTTTTTGACGGCGGAAAGGTAATCCTCCTCGTTCGTCCTGCCGGCGGTCTCGCGGTCGTCGCGTTTGGCGGCTGAAATGAGGGCCTCCACGTTGCGCCAGCTTTTGCTGCTCGCCCGGCCCTTGATCTCCTGCTCGGAAAGCCGCAGCACGAAAGTCACCCGGTCGGCCCGCCGGAAATCCTTCGTGTAGAAAGGCACGATGACGTCGCGCGGATCCCAGGCGTCGAAATCGGGAATCGTGCCGAAGCGATCATCCTCGGACCTGAACACCTTGAAAACCACCATGCCGCGGGCGTTCTTGATGTCCATGCCCTCCTCCAGCTTGGACATGGAGCGCGCCACGAAGCGCATGTAGGAATCGAAGCCGATCTCCGCCTTGCGGATGAGTCCCATATCGGCGCCATCCGTCAAGGGAATGAAGTTCGCGATGAGCGGAGTGTTGCGCGTCATCGTGATCTCCTGGTCGGTTTTTTCCCGCGTCACGTCATCCACGATGGGCACCACCGTGTTCGGGGCGCCGGGATACGGCTTCGTCTTGCGGGTCTTGCGGCGACCCCGGCGGCGCTGGATGATCTCAAGGTCAAGCCGCGCCCACTCAGAGCGGTTGTTCACGTCCTCGAGGATCGGCGTGACGTGCGGATTCGGCTCCGGTAAAGGCTCCGACTTGACGTCAGTGTTTTCGGTCGCGTCCGCCATATTGTCCTCGAAATGGAGCGGCGGGGGTTAACCAGAATCCCCCGCCGCTCCGGGCCACAGGGATGTCCAATGCCAACAGACTTACAAAACAACGTCGCATAACGCAAGAGAAATTGTAATATTTTTCAGTCCTCGAATCGGTTGCCTCCCCAGACCCCGACGAAACCGTCATCCTTCTTGAAGCAATCGGTAGCGGCTCCGCAACGGGCCGAGCGAATGGCGTCGAGTGGGTTCGACAGGCTCGTGTAGAGCGACTGGGGCAGTTCCGCGTAAAGCATCGTGACCATGTCCAGGTCGTCCGGGCTGGGCTCGCCGCGGCGGCGCACATCCACCTTGCTCTCCAGTTTCACGCGGTTGCTGTTGTCGTTCTTCCGGTCATACCGCCGCTTGCGCATTTGCTCCCTCAGGTCCTCGTCGCGCAGGAGCGAGATGGACCGCTCCGCGATCAGCTGGCGAAGATGGAATGCGTCCTCGCTGGCCCGGTCCATGTAGGCGCTCTTGTCGCGCGCCGGGGCGTTGCCCTGGTAGCGCAGCACGGGCCAGCCCTTGGCCCCGAGCTGGTCAATGATCGGCGCGCCGAGCCCGCCGTTGTCGGCCACGATCTGGTCCGGTCGCAACTCCCATTTCCGGAAGAACTTCACCAGGTCGCTGACCAGTACCGTGGAATCCTTGTGGCGGAACTCGACCTTGTCCAATAAGGCGTTTCCGTCCCGGATGCCCGCAACCTGCTTGTCGCCGCCGCCGGAAAGGTCCACCGCGCAGCGCCGCTCCCCCCGCTTCCACGGGACCAGGCCCGACATGGCATAGTCCACGCAGTCCCACCGGTCGAAGACCACGCGCCCGCCGGCGCGGAAAAACTTCCCGTAAATCATGGACTGGATATAGGGATCGTCCTCGCCATACTGCCGGATCAGCGCCAGGCGTTCCTCGTACTTGTGCCCCTTCATCAAGTGGGTGCAGTCCGCCCAGCCGACCTCGTGGACCCTCCATTCGTTGCGCCACTTGTTGAAGATGTTCCAGAACGGACCCGTGTCCTCGCCGGGCGTCGACACCACCAGCCACACGGCGGGGCCGCAGCGTCGTAGCGCGAAAAACATCTCGTCGGTGATGCCCTTCGCCTCGTCCGTGATGATCAGGAGCGGCGCATAGACGTTATTTCCCTCCTCGTCCTTGTACCACCGGTCATGGAATCCTTCCGCCGTCTTCGGGTCCCGAGGAGAAAAGGCCTTCCAGGTCGATCCCGGAAGCCCGCGGATGCTCGGCGCGTCAATCGTCAGCTCGTCGTCGCTCATGGTCCACTTGGGATGCTTCGAGAGCGCCGCGCGCAGCACGGGCCAGAGCTGTTCCTTGATCTGCCGTTCCGCGCCCGACGTGGAGGCAACCTGGGAGCCTGGGAACGCCGCCATCCAGGCCAGTCCCAGGGCTGGAATCACCATGCTGGTCTTGCCGGATTCGTTCGGGGTCACCGCCGCCACCTTGGCCCCGATCTCAATGCAGTCCGCCAGGATCTTTTGCTGCCAGGGATAAGGATCCATCGGGCACCAGAGTTGAGCCTGGCTCACCGGGTCCATGTACGGCGGCCACTCGAGCCGCCGTTCAAGGCTATGGGCTTCTCCGTCCACGCTACGCAGCCTTCCGCCGCCTTCTGGCCCGTTTTTTCAAGAGCGCCATGATGGCCTCCTGCTGCTCGCTCAAGACGACGAGATGCGAATGGACGCGCGAGAGTTCCTCCGCGTGACGTTCGCTGATCGTAGAGGCAAGGCGCACCTTTACGTAGTCGTGATCGTCGAAGTTCGCCATGTCCGCCACGGCTTCATAAATCAGGGCATTGCGGGGGACGTAATACACGGGTTCGTTCATCACATCACCCCCATCCGCTCGCAGATCGCCAGCGCCTCAGCGTTGGCCTCGTCCTCGGTCATGGCGGAGTTTGCGATCGTCGCCGTAAAAAGGTCGCAGCGGTCCAGGTCGGTTTCGCTGGGATGCTGGTCGGCGGGATAGGGATCGCGCGTCAGGCGGATCACGATCCCGCCCATTCCCAGGACCTGGCAGAGTTCGTTCATGTACCGCAGGTCCGGCACGATGACAGGGACCATGCCATGCTCGGCCCAGGCCGATTCTACCGCGCTTTTCCAGGCATGGATCCAGCACGCCGGCCAGATGTCGCGCAGGGCCGCCCCCAGCCTTTGCATGGTTTCGCGGCCCGTCAAGCCGCAGTGCGCCACGGTGTTTTTCTGATCCTCGTTTCCGTTGACCTGGATGCTTTCCGCGCCGAACAGTTCCACCGCGATCCGTTTCAACGGCTCCGCGAACGCGATGATTTGCGAGCCCTCCAGCCGCCGGTGCAGATACCGCGCGACGGTGGATTTTCCCGCCCCCTTTTTTCCGCTCAATGCCACGATCATGCCTTGTTCCCTTGTGGTTACGGACGCCGGAGTTCAACCTGCCATCCGCTATTTTCCCGGCGCCGTTTTTTGAATGAGAGCCCCCTGCTCGACGCCGGAAAAACAAAGGGGCGCTCACAACTCGCGGCCTATTTCCAAGGTATGCCGCAAGCCCAGCGCCCCACAATCAGGCGAAAACCTATATTCTGCCGCCGGCCTTAGCCGTCAGCCGTAATCAACTCGGCTTGATGTTCCCGCGGTTCCTCCTTCGCCTGTGGTTTCATGATTGAGGCCACTATGTTCGATCGTTGCCCATGTGTCAACTTCGCAAGATACCGGTGCGCGATGCACGTCAGGATTTCATCGGTAACGGTAGATCGAAACCCCTTCTCGCGCTTCGCCTGGATTTCACGCTCCAGCCATGTGTGATAGTCGGCTGGGATTCGCAATGTCACCCTGATTGAATCGTCTGCCATGCGGTTTCCTTTCCAAACACATGCGCCCGCGCGCACAATACCCCCTTTAAGAATACTACTGAATACAATATAATATTGCGGGTTACATTTCGGGTTTTAGCCGTGTCCCCCACCGCCGCCAACAGTCATAAGAGCTTGCAAAACAACAAGTTACGAATCTGTTCATTTCGAGGTTCATTTCGAGGTTCATTTCGTGTCACACGCGCCGACAGCGCCCCGTCCGACAGGTTGATGCAATTCGCAAGCCGTTGATTGACAATGGATAAACGAATTAACGCTTGTCGGACAAATGAAAAAAGTGTTGCGCCCTTTTTGGGAGGGATTATCGAATGCGGCGGTGCGCCGGGGGGTGGGCGCGCCGGCGGGTCCGAAAAAATCCGCCGCGCCGCCACGCGCCACGCCGCCACAAAATCCACTACGCCAGCCGGTTACACGCGCCACGCCGCCACGCCCGAGCCCCTTCCCTGCACCATCCCGATCAGACTCCACACCCATCCCCAGGTAATGGGCCAGCGCCCCACCATCGTCATAAGTCATTGATACGCAACGCATCAAAAATCAGCCCCCTTCATCGGATAATCCGTTAAACCGTTAAACATATCGCAACCTATTATTCCGCAAGTAGTTACGTTGGTTTTCTCTAGTAGACATCAGAAAGATTATGCGACGTTGTCCCTTATACGCTCTACCTCTTGCTCCAGGTCATCATCGGGCGCGTCCTCATAGCCCTGCAGGCCTGCCTGCTCGCCACCAGGAGGCGCGACCTCATGCTTCCCGGCATCATCATCCCCCTTAATCTCCCTGGCCAGCGCGTCGGGCGCCTTGCCGGTCTTCCCGGCCTTGCGCATGAACTCGGCCAGGAACGCCGGGTCGGGCACGCCTGCGGCTCCTGCCCTGCCAGCGGCCATCAGCCGATTGTGCTCCTGGATTGCCCGGACGCGGTCAGCCACGGAGATCCCGCCCGAATGGATGATCCGCTCCAGTTCGACCAGCTTTTCGACCCTGGACATACGCCGCCCGCCCGGCTCCGGCGGCTTCGTGGCGGTCTTGCGGGCCTGCATCAAGAACCTCAACCGCGCCCGCACCTCCACCCTCGCCAGCAACCTTGACGCTTGTTGTATGGCCGATTCCCGCGAACAATTGGATGACACACACGACCTATACGCAACCTCCCTACGTCCCGTGTCGAGGTATAGCTCAAGAAACCTCTCATGCTTCGGGTTCAGCAGGGGGGCTCCGCCATCGCTCTGATACAGGGAATCCTTAAGGTATCCGTCTTTTTTGGCGGAAATTGAAGGGTCGGATGCCGACGGCTTGTCGGACAGCTCCGCCAGTTTCGCGAGCCCAAGCCCGTCCCGTACCACGGTTTCCGCAAGATCGAACGCCGCCCCATCGTCTGCGAAGCCGAATACATTCATCCCCCACCCCCACACCTCATCAGCCGGTCATTTTCCAGATGGAGCCTGGCAACCTCCGTCTGCAGGCGACCGATATCCGCCTCCAGGTCTGCCATGCGATTCCGCGCCTCTGCCAGCGCCGCCTCGGCCCGGTAGATGCGCATGTACACCGCCTTGTCCTGCGTCGCCCCAATTGGCGACATATCCACGCCGTACACGCCGCACAGACGACGCCAGCGCTGATCCTCCGCCCTCTCGGTCGTAGGGGGTTTCGACGTGATTTTGGCCAGATCATCTGGAGGAATATCCTTGATGAACGCGACCACATCCTGGATGGTTTTGTAGTGCATTTTTCAACCCTATAGGTTGGACGTTGATGAACACAAGAAAAAACTTGCAAATTTGTGTTGCGTCCGATGCCGCGCCGTGCTAATACTTTCGTCATATTGCAAAAGCAACGTGATTCAGGGTATCAGCAACAAGAATAAGCGCAAGTAAAAAACAACGCACATAAGATATATTATGTGCGTTGTTGATAACCCGGACCCGCCTGATGATGACTCGGTTTGCCGGGTCGTTCGGGGCGGAAAGCCGGCCTTGCGCCGGCAGGTTCTCAGGGATTCGTGACGGGTGCCTCGGACACCCGTTTCAGGCCGCGCCATAGTGCGCTCAGCAGCCCCATCAGGATCGCAT